CAATCGGTTAAAGACGTCTTCCCAGTCGGAGATGTTTTTACCGGTTCGAATCAGATAAGAGAATTTCTGATATCTCAAACTATCCTGTAGCTTTATATTATAAGATAGGAATCCTTTGTTGTCTAGGTATTGTCCACCCTTTGGCAGTGATGGATTCACCTCCCATTTACCTGAAGACGGTATTAAAGTCTGGTCATAGGGAAATGTAACTTCCACATTGTCATTAAACAGCAATCTGAAAAAAATCTCGATCGAGTCAGAAGATCCTCTCACTCTATAATAGTCGATGATGTTTTTATATAAGTTTCTTTTGTTGACTGTGAGATCTCTTGGAATAACAGCTGCGATCTCCTTCTGCATCAGCTCTAGATATTTCTCCGTATTGGCATCAATATCCATTGCCTCCTCGATCGAGTTTAAAACATATGATGGTCCAGGACCAACCCAATATTTTACAATTGTTGTCAGTGTTGCTGTATATGTGTTATATGAATTGAGGTTCAGTACAGTAAAGGTCTTACCAATCTCTGACGTTGATTCTGCCAAAGATCCTGGTAATTCGTTACCGTTTGTGATTGAAACATTAACGTCATTCAGAGGAATTGTTGTAACGTTTCCGTCTGAGTCTGTGACTGTGAGTGTAGAATCCGCACCAGTTTCATCTGTAAAGAACTCATCGTTCTCATTGTTTGGATCTGAGATACGAAACACTGCCTTATTGTCTAATACAATGTCTGTAAAGGTCTTTGTCTCTTGATAGATAAACTCCTCAAGGTTCATAAAGGTATAATAAGCTTTGAGAAGTTTTGAGAGTTCATCTGAAGCCTCAAGTATCTCTGAAGGCATCAATTGATCTAATCTTAAAGTCTCCTTACTCTTCTTCTTTGAAGAAGCCACAGACTGAAGATAACCAGGTGTGGCTATATCAGATGAGAATAATGTATTCGCCTTTTCGTGCGCCATATTATCTTAACCTTGAGTTTGTTGTATACTTGATTGTACCAGAAGAACCACTGAGTGCAATTGTATCTACCTGTGGAGTAATGTTCACTCTCAAAGAATCAATTGAAATAAGCTGATCTCTCTTTGGTGCTAGATCTAATGAGTTTGGTGTCACTGTGACACGAATTGCTGCTGTTGTATCAGGTCTAAAGTTATTCAATGTCACAATACCTTTCTCAACATCAACAAGTCCTGCATCATTCACAACCGTTACGTTCTGACCCTGTACGATCTTATATACAATCACCTGTCTATTTGTAGAGCCTTGAATCGGAATGTCCCCGAAGAAGTGCTCTACATTATTAATCAGAAAGGCTGTACTGTTCACGATATATGTGGTGCTTTGCCCTGATTGATAGAATGGAGATGTGAACCTCAACTCAAAGTTATTGTCACTTGAATTTGAGGGAGTGATGTTCATGAACATATAAGGACGCACAGTCGAAGACGTAATTGAAGGATCAGAAGCGTCGATGGCTTTTAATACTTTTGAATGTCTGAACACACCGTCGAACTTATTTAACTCATTGAAGTTATAGTCTGAGATTGTGTCACGAACTACAGATGTCAGTTCAACTGCTGTACGGTCTGTCAGGTTTGGATTGTACTTAAAGAATACATCTAACTCTAAGTAAGTATAGTTTGGATCCACAATTGTTGGTGTAATCGAAACGACGTTCTTACCTTTGAGAATAACCCCAGTGATCTCATCTTTCTCTGCAGTGGTCAGTACATCAGATGTCAAAGGCTTAACAGCAATATAGACTTTACCATAGTCAGGCGGATCATTGTCTTCTCCACCCCAGCATGAAATTGAATCGATGTTAGAGAATTCTCTCTGAATGATTGCTCTATAGTCATCTGATGTCACCGCTCTGTTCTGAGAGGTAAAGGTCAGCGGAGCATTGAATCGAATAGACTCTGTTGTCTCCTGCTCAACACCACCAGATGATTTCACCAGTGTTGTCACTGAAGCATTTGAGAATCCACCAATTGAAGAAGAGAGTGAGAAGGAGTTTGCTCCATTTGACTCTCCTCCATTTGTATACACATAGTCAAGAGTCACGATGTTGTTGTTTGTTGGTTTCTTACCAGTCACACCATCGCCGAAGTAGATTTCATAGTAGTTGTTTGCATTCTCTTGTAGGTAATATACCTTTGATGTCTCATCAACATTCAGAAGAGATTCAAACACTGTATAGATGTCAAACGAAGTAGACTCTTGGTTCTCTTGGACACGTACTCTCAATGTAGAAGTATCTGCATCTGAGTCGTTGAGTTGGAACTTCTGATTCTCAATGTCATTGTCCACTCTGTACTTCACTGTCTTATAAGAGCCTTCTGCAATGACGACATTATTGAATGTAAATGTATCGTTTGAGATTGTTGCTGTCTGTGTATTTAAAACCACATACTGATACTCTGTACCAGAAACGATTGAGGTTAACTTTGTTCCACGGTTCAGTGTCAGAGTTGTAGGAATAGTTCCTGTCTCTGTACTGACATCGACTACGATACGAACTGTGGCTCTTGGTGCTAATGTTGAACGTGGAACATATCCCAATAGCTTAGCGCGGGTGACTACATTACCGCGGATCTGAGCTGAGTCCAGAAAAGCCTCATTTAAACTGAAGTGGGCTGTGATTGCATTATAGTGTGTATTATAAGCCAGCACATCCAATAACGTAGAAAGGCCAGAGCCCTCAAAGTCATAGTCATTGAATTCAGTCTGTGTTTTTAAATAGTTCTTCAGATTCTGTTTAATCTGATCGAAGTCTAGTTCTGTTACATTTAAATTTGTAGCCATTATCGTAACCTTCTCAATACGATCTCAACATTCTCATTTGAGTCATATTCTTTAATTAAAAATTTTACTTGTATATGATATGCATTCTGATCACTTAAATCATTGATGTAGACACCTTTGCATCTTACCCTTGGTTCATAGTCCTGTAATACTCTCTGAATCGATTCCTGAAGAGCCAGCTTTGTAATTTCATCTGCGGGCTCAAAGAGTAAACCTCGGAGGTTAGCGCCGGTGGCTGCTTGAAAAGGTCGCTCATAGAAGTTTGTTAAGATTAAATTCTTGACAGCGTTCTTTACTGCCTTTTCATCCCTTAGCGGTACTATATCCTTACGGATTGGATGAAGCTTCAGGGAAAGGTCCAGATCACTCCATTCTTTCTTCTTCGCCACGACCTTGGCGCGCTGGGTATCTCCAATTACGCCAGAAGAGTCTGATATTTGTATAGTACTTGATGCCATAGTATTATTTATGATCCTTCAGCAGGCGGATTGATATAATTCTCAACCGCGTCGGCGATTCCTTCACCCGATTCTAAAGCGCCGGAAAAGGATTCCGGAAGAGAAACTGTAATGCCGTCCGGGAGCGATATTGTTCGGGGAAAGCCTATAACCCCGAGGAAGTCACACCAGTCAAATGTCACCCACTCAAACAGGGCCCCCAGGCCAATCGCATCAAAGAACTTCTTCACAGTTTCCATCCACTTTAATAAGAGATACTTCGGCCAATTCTGACCAAAGTCTCTTAATCCTTCTAAGAAGCGATCAATCTTTCTTTCAGAAGAAACAATCTTATCTTCAATTGAACCACCTATAATCTCTTCGAGAGAGAAAGGACCTATTTGTAATTCAAGTAAAGAACTTTCTATTTGATCTCTTATCTCTTGTTTCAGATCATCAGGAGCATTTCTCAGATCTTCTCTCAAAGATTCAATCTTCTCTCTTACAAGGGATTCAACATCAATGGCAGCAAGGTCAGGTAGTTCAGGTAGATCTAATGCATCCCATATCACCTTAAACTTATCAATGACTGCACCAAGTATATTATGTAATACACCAAGGGCAGAAACATTCAGTTTACCCATTAGATTAGACCAGGCAATCTCACAACGTATATCAGAAGAATCAATGCCGAACTCTCCAGCATACGTACGAAAATCTGACGGTACAAGCAGAGAATAGTATGTATCTAAATCATCACATATCTGATTTTTGAGAGTGGCCCTATACCCCGGGTCTGAGAAGAGTCTCAATATATCTACACTCAAACCGGGCCCCACCTGAATTTCGAAGTCTATTGGTATGATTGCATCTATTAATTCTAATATCCTTACCTGAACATATAAATGATATTCTTGTAACATTGCTGTTACTCTTCTTTCCCATTCCAATTCAGGTATCTTCAGTGTACCATATATTGGATCAGAAAGAGAGATCGGCCAATTCCCTAATAAAGATTCTATTTGATCTAATATTTCTTGTACTTGATCTCTTATCTCTTCTTCGAGTGAAAGGTCCACAGAAAGAGATGTAATCTGTGTAAAGATGTTTACCAAATCCGCTTTGGTTGGTAATAATGTACCGTTACAAGGTAGACTAATTTGGTTTGCCATTGAGATATATCACCGGGGCGATTACAGATATACTTCCATCTGTATTAAATTTTATATGGGATAAACCAGACGAATGTTCTATTTTAATCTCTTCTGATCCTTCTGTATTATCCATTTCAATCGTATGTCCCGCCGCGGTCTTATGTACTTTACGATTTGGGTAATTGTCTTGTGTCTCTGTAGGTATATCTGTAACACCATCTGTTTGTGTTGCAATTGATCCCATTATAATCGGATCTTGTGCACTTGGTCCGTCACGGAAGAATCCTACCACCCATGAACCAACCATTAACTCATGATTTGATCCAGTACCTTTATATGATGCAGATGTAGTAGGCATCATTACTGTTGCCCATGGTAAAGAATCTATAGAGATCTTATTTGTATCTGTTGTATGATAACCAAAACAACGTACACGTACTCTGTTTATTTTATCCGGATCATTTATATCTTCTACTACACCAATAAACCATTCGAATCTCCCAGAGAGAAACTGATCATCACTTCTTTTCATTATGTTCCTTCCTCCACTATTACTTCATTTGCTTCTGTTTCTATCTTATCTACTATATCATTTAAAGGAGTTATAAAGGAGTCTTTTTTACATTCACATTCAATTAAATATTTCGTATCAAAGACATGTTTTATATTAATGATGAGGTACCTTCCTGACAACAGTTTGTCGATTTTTAAATTCGAATTTTCCTCGCGAAATTCCGTACGCAGTATCTCTAGATAGATTGGTACACCGACTTCGATATCGAAATCACCTGGTAATATGATCGTTTGTGTAATGCCATCGATACATGACATATGTGCTTCTGCCTTATGTATTGTAGGATTACATGGAGAATGATAGTTTTTGAGTGTATCTCCAAAGGATTTACTGTTTAATGAGATGAAATATTGCTTACTTTCTGGATAATCTGAGAGAGAAGAGCCTTTGAACTTCATCTCTTTGATGTAAGGATCCTCGTTATTCATCTTTTGTATAGAGTTATCATATGAATATTTGTATGTATTATACTCTTTCTTTGCAATATCGAGTGTATGTACTGTAGATGCATAGGCACCTTCAGCAGATGAAATGAATTGTGAGTTGTTATATGATGAGGCAATCTTACGTATTTTATACTTTTCTGCTTCATATCCTTCTGATGTACCGACTTGTTGTTCGGTTTCGAAGAATGGTGAGTGTGTATAGGTGCCAAAGTCTTCCTTTTCGACCATGCTTTTATATGAATCGAAGTATACACCACCTTTCAGTGTCTCGTAGAAGAAGAATGGTGTATCATCGTCAAAGGCGTTACGGGTTAGCCATTGTATTGCTCGTAATGGTCTCAGTTTTGGATATATTCCCTGAATCACCTCTTTTGACTCTGTATTCACATGTTTTCTGTCATCTGATATACCGATATCTTTACATATTTTACTGATCTCGTTACCAATCGAACCTTTGAAAGAACGATTATACTGTATTAAAGAGTTCAGAAATGCGTGTTGAGAGATACATTTTAAGACGTAAATCTGGGCGCCGGGCTTCGGTTTTGAGTAGTGCATGATCTCCGCAATGTTCAGTTTCATGTCAAATTTCTTCGAATCTCCAGATTCAGAGCGCTGAATTAAGATAGAAATCTCCTCGTTTGCGGATATCTTCACTGATTCTAAGAAGTTTACAGCATCATACACATATACATCGACGTCCAAAGATCCTCTGTAAAGGCTTTCTTGAACTGTAATTTTTTGTACGAGATCGGTAAATTCGAAGCTTTCACCATTGTTTGCCACCATTTTGACTTCTTGTATGACAAATGATGTTGGTGTAACAGCCTGTGGTCCAGCGGATTGCTGATCAGGAAATGTAACTGTTCTGGATGTTTGTCTAGCCATTTGAGTTCAATACCTTTTCGAAACGATCCTGGAATATGTCTACATAATTCGGATCGATGATACGCATACGAGAGCGTTCTTCATTCAAGTGAAAGAGATAATCTCTATTCGAAACATAGGATAGTTGCGAATTAGGTACTGCACCCGGAAAGAATAGTCCATTGGACTCTGGTCTTTCGTGTTCGTCCCCAGTTAAGAAGTAATGATGTGGTGCATCTGCATATCGGAAAGCCTGGTATGTAGACACTGAGTCTTCAGTTGTTTGCCCAATTACGAGCTCGGTTGACAAGTTAATTGAGTCAGGATCACCAATAAAAGAACCTGTTGTGTCTTGTATCACTAATTGATTCAGATCGAGATTCTTCTGTACGAGTGTTCCTCGAGCGCCTGAGATTGATCCACGGAGTTCTTCTCCAATCTGGAATCTTCCTGAGAGAGAATCACGATGATCAATGACAATTTGGTCTGTGTTTCTGATAATATCTGGTCTCGTATTCACGACCCAGCCATTATATTCTTCTTCGATATATGAGAAAAGATTCTCCTGTGACATTGGCCATGCAGCAAGTCCATCGTGAAGATATTCGTTAATGATAAAGAATGTCCAGTAATACGAGGGTGTTCCATAGATTCTTTGCGAGACAATGTCAGGTCTTTCTCCATTTTTGATCTCGTAGTACTTGTATGCTGAAATGTTGTCTACAAAGTTTTGTAATGGTCTGACGGATCGATAGATGTTGACTACATTCTGGAGTACACCGTTTCGATTCAGATCATATCCAACCTTGGGAAATTGACGAAAAAATGACATTAGGTATCTCCTCCTTCACTGTTTCCTTCTTCATCTTCATTTGCTGGGTCTTCTGGGTATATATCTGCTCTCGTAAGTGCTCTTGTTTCTTGGAATGAAAGACTCATGTCGATCTCTGATGGTGCACCTCCGCGGAAGAAAGAATTTGATGTACTGTTATAAGTTGTGCTAAAAGATGTCAAGAAAGATTCGAATATCTGAGGAAGATAGTCGTTTTTCTTTGATCCATAAAAGAAATCTATCTGGAATGTCGCAGGATATTCCAAAGAAAGCTTACCAGATTTCAGTGGATACATGTTCTTACGGAAGAAATTCTCTATGTCTTTTGCTGTTTTTGATTCTTTTTCTGACTCTGCAATGAGTTTAAAGTTTAAGTTAAATGTTCTGACCTGGGTAGAATTGAATGCCATTTGTGTATATGGATTAAGTGCAACACCCTTTGCGTTTGCACCCGCAGCGGCACTAGCACCTGCAGCAGCACCTGTAGCTAAGTTTGTAACTACTCCTCCTGGAAGAACTGATCCCAATATATTTGCCTGGAGAGAAGCAGCAATTGCATCTGATGTTGTACCACTTACTGATCCTGTTTCCATGAATTCACTTACAACACTAATTGCACCACCAATCAGTCCTAGATCGAGTGTTCCATAGTCCATTGCATCAGGAAATGAAACCCCCTGAGGCATGTATAGGTGAACAATCTTCTTCTCTGGAGATCCTCTTTTGATAAGAGAGAATCTTACGTGAGGACTTCCATTTGAAACTTTCGATCTCAGATCAGCTGGAAAGACCAATATTGGTGTTTCTTCATTCTGTTCAGCCATTCTTTCTCCGTATAAATATAGTTAAACTTTATGGTATTATTTATATGAGTTACAAAGGAAGATATACAATTAAAAATAAATCCAAGTACCTTGGCAATCCAGATTCAGTTGTATACAGATCGTTATGGGAAAGGCAAGTGTTCAGATGGTGCGAGGACAATCCAAGAGTGAAGAGATGGAACTCAGAAGAGATTGTTGTACCATATAAGTGTCAGATAGACAATCGTATACACAGATATTACGTTGATCTATTGGTGGAATTAGACACAAAAGAGATTATTCTTGTGGAAATTAAGCCAAAAAAACAGACACAACCCCCAAAACAACCCAAGAGAAAGACCAAGAGATATATCAATGAAGTCATGACTTATATTAAGAACAATGATAAATGGAATGCTGCTCAGAAGTATGCAGACCATAAAGGTTGGAAGTTCCAGGTTTGGACCGAAGATACTTTAAAGAATCTAGGCATCAAACTACTGAAATCTTAATATAAATAGTACTATGGCAAGTTTATTTGACACACTACAAGCACAAGCGTTCCGAGCAGGAATACAGTCTAGGACAACAAGATCTCGTAAATGGTTCCAAAACAAGGTACAAGATCTGAGAGTACCTCCTAGAACAACCCTCTTGAAGGATGATAGATTAGAACAGACTGATAGAACAGTTTGGGGTAACATGTACATGTATTTCTATGATCCAAAGATGAAAAAAGAACTACCTTATTATGATAGATTTCCTCTTACCATTATGATACAACCAGCACCAGGTGGATTCCACGGATTAAATCTCCATTATTTGAACTATAATGTAAGAGCAAAATTCCTGGATGCTTTAATGGAAACAGCTCCTAAGAACGTAACAGATAAAACAAGATTAAGAATGAGATATGATTTACTTGCAAAGACTCGTAAGTATAAAGAATTTAAGCCTTGCTTTAAGCATTATTTAAGTAGTCACGTAAAGTCTAGATTCGCTCGTGTTCCGATGTCGGAATGGGAGATAGCAATATTCTTACCAGTAGAACAGTTTAAGAAATCTGATAAGAGAAAGGTCTGGTCAGATTCAGTACGTATCGCGAGAGGATAAAAATGGCAAACACAGTAGAAGATATGAAAGCGATTATATCCAAGAAAGGAGGTCTCGCGAAGACAAATCGATTCAATGTAATCTTTACACCTCCTTCGGCTTCATTGTTAAATCTAGATCCTCAGGCTATTATCGGATCTTTAATTGGTGGAAGATTTAATGTAAAGAATCTGATCAATGATCCGAGAGATATATCTTTGCTTTGTGAGAGTGCACAATTACCTGGAAGACAAATCACTACTCACGATTATATGGCACACAAACAATCAGTTAAAATTCCTTATACATTTATAAATGAGGATGTTAGTCTTACATTCCTTCTTACAAACGATTATTCTATGAAGGTTTTGTTTGATGATTGGATGGGTTCTATAATAGATCAAAATTATAGACTATCCTATAAAAAAGAATTCACTACAGATGTTATTATTCAACAATTAGACCATGATGATGTTCCAGTGTACGGTGTGAAATTAGAAAACGCCTTTCCTACATCATTACAGGCAATTGAATTAAATAATACATCTGATAATAGTGTACAAAAGGTAACAGTGCAATTGAGTTACGATAATTGGGTCCCAGAAGGACCGCTCAGTAGTACAGGAAGTGCTATTCGAGCAGTAATTGATGCGATAATATAATATAGGAGAATATAATGGCATTACCAAAGTTGAATGTTCCTCGTTATTCGGTAAATTTACCGTCTACTGGGAAAAAATTAAGTATGAGGCCTTACCTTGTAAAAGAGGAAAAGGTATTAATGATAGCATTAGAGTCAAATGACGTTGTTCAGATCTCGAATGCAGTGAAGGATGTTATTCAGTCTTGTTATGATATTGATGATATGGACGAATTAACAATGTTTGACATTGAGAAACTGTTCTTAGACTTACGCGGTAAGTCTGTTGGTGAGAATATGGATATCAAGATTAAATGTAAGTCTTGTGATCATATGACACCAGTAACAGTTAATGTTGACGATGTTAATGTGTCTAACCTAGATCAAGACAGAGTTATTATGTTGGATGAAAAAACCGGTGTTGGTGTGAAGATGAGATATCCCACAGTAAAGACACTACAAGGTGTGAATCCAGAAAAATTAAATTCTGTTGAAGGTGTAATGGAAATAATTGGTAGTTGTATGGATACCATCTTTGATGAAGACAATGTTTATGATGTTTCAGGAGAATCGAAAGAGTCTATCCTTGATTTTATTGATACCCTTAGTGGTGATCAATTTAGAAAAATCCAGGGATTCTTTAAAGAATCTCCAGCTATAGTATATGGCAGTAAGTTTAAGTGTGAGTCCTGTAAAGAGGAAAACGAGTTTGAGCTCAAGGGTCTAAACAGTTTTTTTTCATAGGTCTCTCGCATGAGAGCTTAACAAATTATTATCAAACTAACTTTGCCTTAATGCAACACCATAGGTATAGTTTGACAGAGTTAGAAGAGATGATGCCATGGGAGAGACAGATATACATTGCGCTTCTACAACAGTACATTGAAGAAGAAAACCAAAAGATAAAGTCGAAAAAAGGCTTTAAGGGGTTATAAATGACAGAAGAAGTTAAAAGTAATTATCATCCGGCTGATACAAACGGAGATGGTAAAGTATCGAAAGAAGAAGAAAGAATGTACTTAGAGTTCAGAAGAAAAGAACTCGAAGATATGGATGCAATGAGGGATGCACAACGCTCTATGGCATGGTTTGCACTTTTTGGAATGTTATTATATCCATTTGCCGTAGTATTAGCATCTTTATTTGGATTAGAAAAGGCATCAGATATTCTCGGTGATATGGCAGCAACGTACTTCGTTTCAGTTGCAGCAATCGTTGCAGCGTTCTTTGGTGCTCAGGCTTTTACTAAAAAATAGGGCATAAGAAATGGCTGAAGATCAAAAACCACAAGATCCTAGAGAAAAGAAAAAGGATAAGTTCCAACAACTGATTGAGCAGATGGCTAAGAATAATGAGCTATCTAAATCAACAGATGACCATTCTAGAAATTCTCGAAGACATCTATTAGAAACCAAAAAGATTAATACGAGTATAAAGGAAACTTTAGACTCTATGGTGAAATCTTCAGAGGCTTCCAAGGGTGATGAGAATGAAAAAGAAATGGAAAGGATGCAGGTTTTTGAAGATATTAGAGACTCAATTGCACAAGGATTTTCTGCCCCAGCCTCTTCAGGGGGAGAAGGCGGTGGTCCTGGATTATTAAGTGGTGCGGGAGATCTTCTGAAGGGTGCTGGACTTGGCGTTGGTGCTGGAGCAGCTGGTATAGGTGCACTACTCGCTGGAGGAGGATATCTCCTTGGTGAAATTAATGATATGGATGGGGAGAAGATTAAAAATAACATTATGTCTATACTCTCTATTGGTGATGAATTAGTTGCTAGGGAAGGAAGTGCACTCAAAGCATTTGGAGAGGCAGGATTATTAGCTCTTACCCTTGGAGGATTAGGAGTTGGTTTAGCAGCATTTGCAATTGGCGCTGGTGCAGCATCAGTTGTTACTCGATTCGAAACTCCAGGATGGCCAGAACAAATTAAAGAAAATGTGTTGACCCTACTATCAATTGGTGATTCAGGCGGAGGCAATTTAAATGTTTTGGGTGATTCAGGAACTCTTACACTTGCACTTACAGGATTAGGGATTGGACTTGCAGCATTTGCAGTTGGATCAGCTGGAGCATCTACTGCTACAGCTATAGCTAAGTTCGAAGGACAAGAGAATTGGGCACAATCTATTAAAGACAACGTATTAACATTATTATCAATTGGTGATTCCGGTGGGGGTAATCTAAATGTTTTGGGTGATACAGGAACTCTTGTACTTGCACTTACAGGATTAAGCGTAGGTTTAGGTATATTTGCCCTTGGTACTGCAGCTGGTGCATCAGCACAAGCTATAGCTAAATTTGAAGGTCAAGAAGATTGGGCTCAGACTATTAAGAATAACGTTCTCACTCTTCTTTCAATTGGTGATTCTGCAGGAGGTAATTTAGAACTATTAAAAGATAGTGGTGCAGTTACCCTTGCTCTTACAGGGTTAGGAACAGGGTTAGGAGCATTTGGAATTGGATCTGGAACAGCTGCAGGAGCACAGGCATTCTACGAATTAACAAAACAAGAAGGATCTGGATCGTTTGCTGAACATATTAAATCAGAAGTAGAAACGTTATTGAGTATCGGTGATATAGAAAATATAGGAAATATTGATACTGCAATGGAAGCTCTTGGTAAGTTAGGAATTGGACTTGGTGCATTTGGAACAGGATCCTGGATTGCAGCATTAGGACAAGCAGGAGCAGCACTACTAGAATTTTTCTCAGGGAAAGAAGGTCCAGTAGAAACAGCTTTAACTATAGCAGATAACGCATCTAGAATTGATGAAGGTGCTGCAGCATTTGAAAGGTTTGCCGATTCCTTGAAGAAGTTTGAGAACATTACAATTGATTTTGATGCATATCAATTCTCTCAAAACCTAGGAAGAGGAGTTAGTAATTTAGAATCTATTCTATTAGGTGGTAACGTAAGTATACCTGGTCTTGGTAACGATATAGAGCTAAAAGGATTAACTAATTTAGGAACTGAAACAGAGACTGCGGCAATGCACATTGAGAGATTAAGAAATGTTCTTTCGATGAGCGATGGATCACAAACTATGAATTCAACATCAAGTTCTACGGGTTCGAACCTTATGTCTATCTCAGCAGAAAACGTAGAGCTCAAAGCAGATTCTGTAACTATACCTCCAATAACAAACATATCAAACGTCAGAGGTGGAGACACAAGAGGTGGAGATCAATACACCCTTGCTACACCAACACCAAGTAGAACAGTCGAAGCATTAGAAACAAGGTAAAAAAAAGGGAGCTTAGTGCTCCCTTTCCTTAATATTCGCATTCCTCAGGATTCTCAGAACAATATTCTTGTATTTGTTTAATTAATACCTTAATATCGATTTCATTATCTTGCCTTTTCCCTCTGCGTGAGAAAAGGATTAATCCTTTTTTGGTTCTTGCAATTCGTCAGTTTGTTTGTCAACTTCATCAGCAACTGTATCAACTACACCTACGGTAGTATCAACTGCAACTGTTGCAACAGAAACAACATCATCAGCTACTGCACCAACGATTGTTCTGGAACCTTGAACAGCCCCATCAACAACACCTGTAGTGAATTGCTTACCGCCTTCAATGACTGCTCCTACTGATGCGCAACTAGCAGCAAAAACCAATCCGACGAATATAGAAAATAATGCTTTCATTATATTCTCCTATGCATAGGTTAATTCTGATAAAGGTTAACTTTATCCCCAATTATCTTATTTATAAGATACCTTTGTCCACATGTTGAACACTAAAAAAAGGGGTGCCGAGCACCCCTAAAAACCGTGAGGGTTTTTAATCTTTCGCTAACCTAGCAAAATAGCTTAGAGTGTCGTCCTCATCACCGGAATCAGAATCTAATGATTCATTAGATTCAAAGGGTGAATCATCAACAACGTTTACAGTTACTGATTTCATTTCAGGCATTTCTGCTGAAACTCCTGCATCGACTCCAAGTACTCGATTCAGCTTTGCTTTGAGTTCATCATATGTTTTATAGTTTTTAGGATCTACAAACTCCTGAAGAGAATATAGCTTATTGTATACCTCTTCGAGTCTTGATTCATCCCCTTCAAACAATGATGCTGGAGAGCTAAACTCTGACTTATCATAGTTTACCCAACCATCAACTTTTCTGATTTTGATCTTAAAGTCAGCGCCTTCCCAGAAATCGTATGGATTCACTGGTTGTTCGTCGGCAAATTGAGGTTGCATCTGATCCATTAGTTTATCAAAGATTTTCTTACCGAACTTGTATAAGAATACCTTACCCTCGTTCTGAGGATTTTCAGGATCAGAAATTACCAACACATTTGAAACATAATGTAGTCTTCTCTTTCTTTCACGAGCAATAGCCTTATCCTCATCACGGCCAGAGTTCCAAAGTACAGTGTTTGACTCTGAGACTGGGTCCTGCTGCCCAATAGAAGTTAAGGAGTTTTCGATATACCATAGACCGGTAGGACCTTTAAACCCATGATCCCAATATCTTACCCAAGGAAGATCTTCACCTTCTTTTGCGGGTAAGAATCGGATTACGGCATAACCGTTTCCTGCCTTATCTCTGGTTGGTTTCCAAAAGCGATCATCTTCATAAGATGTTGTTTCGGTTTTGGGTGAGGATACTGCTTCTGCAGCTTTTACGAGTTTGTCGATTGACGAGCCTCGGGTGCTCTTTAAGTTTGCAAATGACATATTTTTCTCCGTTGTATTTACTGAATTATCCACTTACGCATAATATTATACATTATATCATAATATAACATTTATGTAAACCTCTTTTTAAGGATTTTTAAACATGAATCCTTATTGAAATCTACAAAGGGTGTATACTTCTCAATCTTCCTCTTGATGTCTGGCCATATAATGGTTTCAGATATCTTTTTGGATTCCCTTGGTACAAACCCTAATATGGAATTTAGAATAACAACAGTCTCTAGACTGATCTCTTCTTGCATCCATATTTTTACTATCATCGGATGTTGTCCATCGTCTGATATAAAGTATTTATCGAAATCATATCCTAAGTCAACTAACTTATTAATATCTACTTCGAATGTTCTGTGTATTGACTCTCTGATTTTTTTATGGTCTCTGTAATTTTGTTCGCCCCCTTCATTAAGCATCTCGCCAATATAAGAAGAGCCACGAACAAAGTTAGAAACGAAATAATGAACAAGGTCTTTACCATAGTTCTTTGCTACCTTTGCGAAAAAATATTTATCCTTACGTTTGAAAAAAGATTGTGGTGTGATTTGGGTTTTGAAATTATATTTTATTGCATCATATGTATCTGTTTCAAAGTGAAGTTTGATTGAGTTATAAACTTTATAGGCTTCATATGGATCAGTCATACAGGTAGTGTATTTCCTTTCTTTTCTCTTAATAGATTATTTCTTTTTGCTTCTGCTTCGACTTTTTGTTTCAATGAATCAGTCATAAGCTTTGGTACATTACGAAAATCTAATTTTCGGTACTCAACAAAATAAGTCATAGCATCTATATAGGACATATCTTCCTTTGCAACTAAAGTTTCTACGGCTTCAGAGAACCTTTTCTTTGTCATTATCTTATCTTCAAGCATCCATCACTCTTAGTAGTATACAGTCAGAATTGATTCTTCCTGTGGGTTGATATATTTTAGTTGTAAGATTTCCCCAGATGTTCTCAATCTGTCTTGCAGTCTTGTTTAGAATCTGAGGTAGAATCTCATCAGGCTTACGTAAAGTTGTAGTTCTACTCATCTTAGGATCAAAGAATTTAAGGGTTGATCCACTTACTTCGAATCCACTAGTTCTATCACAGATATACTCAGTGAGTTTCTTTTGCTTTACGTTATACACAAACAACCTGTAATTACCTGGTATAAGAACAGGATTAATTGATGTTAGTTTAGATTCGAGATCTTCTTTGTTATATTTAAGATTTATGACTTGCTTATCGGATGCTTTCGGCTTCTTCGCTCTTGGTATTCTTGTAGCCTTAAATGAATCTCTTAATCTTTCAAGATCAGAGAAGGCTTCATCTAGGGTTTTAATCATTGATTTCAGTTGGGGTTTAGATACATGCGAATAAGCTTCTACAGCTTGATCACAGGTTTTGTTATACGCGTCACTAAGAACTTCATAATCAAGCTGAATCATATCTTTTACCATATTAATGGCGTTAGACTTAAGACCGGCAAGTTTGAATTTGTTGTACATATCGAACTTAATTTTATAATTACCATCAATCCATTGGTCAACAACTTCTTCTTGGAAGTCCCCATAGACTGTATCAATAACTTTTCTTCGTGTTCTTTCTACAGGAGAGATCTGAGGTGGTTTCTTTTTTTGCTCCTCTTTCTTTTCCTCTACGACTGTCCTCGCTTTTTCTAATATTTCAGAATATGCTTCACGAAAAAATTCTAGATCTCTTTCATTATTTTCCCAACCCCTAAAATGGAGTATTGCACTTTTTACCCTTAGGAATTGCCAATCTTTTAATTTCTTTAGAGCTAAGATATCTTTCTTTTTATATCCTAGTACCTCTTCAGCAAATCGAATACAGTATGGAACATAGTCCTTTGGCTTATAATGATAGTTGTAGTAATTCATGGACTTTTGCCATACATTACCTCTTTTAACTTCGTCGGTTGGGGTTTCTCCAGGATTAAAAATAGGCTCTGCACCAACATACTTGTCGTCCAGAGTTATCCTATTCTTTCTTAATGTAGTTCTTAATTTGTTTTCTTTTGCCATACGTATATTATACCGTAGATAAAATTAAAAGTAAACCCCCTAAGTGGACTTTTTGATAAGGAGTAAGGGATGCCACAAAGGGGGTTTACGTAAACTATTCTAATCCGTCTTCCCTTTTATATTTCTTAATTCCTTCAACATAGTTCTCTGCAGCGCTTTCTGCATATTCCTCACTATGTCCTTCATACCATTCAAGTCCTAAGCAACAATCTGAATCATACATACGAATACCATAAACATGATTCTCTCCTGTGCTTCGAACAACTTCTGCTTTTAGCTTTCCATTATAAAATTCGGAAAGAGTAATATAATTTTTTGAAAGGTTCATCATTTTTTTCCCTTAATCATATTGTTTAAAAATCCACCTTCTTCCCAAGCAAGTGGGATATGTTTTTTTTGTCTTTTTTCCTCACTCATATGAGCACCTACATAGACAAATAAAAGTCCTATTGTGATAACTACTAATCCTATAATAAAATCCATTATCGTGCCATCCTTGATATTTCTGTTGCTTGTTCTTGATTAATTACTGGAACTGCATTCGACTTATGCATCGTAGCAATTCCTTTGATGAGAGTTCCTGTATATTTTATAGGTTCTTTACGATCACCTTTACCAGATCCCATCTTACAGAATGTCCCATTCTTTACAGCTTCTTCCATGAGAGACTTATACTGCCTGGATTGTTCTTGCCTTAGAAGTTCCAAAGTGGATGGTTTATATTCCATTGTTTTAAATTCCACTGGCTTTTTCTTAACAGGATTTGCTGCATGTTTCTTACGACGCTTACCAGTTGGTCCGTAGCGTAGAGAACCCATATAGAAGCTAGTCATACCCATTAGAAGGATAACTCCATTTGTTTCTTTCTTTCATGAGTCATTTGGATATCGGCTTGATTACTTTGGTAATCGTACATGATTTCTTCGATTGACTTCGGTTCCTTCATTGTAACAACTTCACCACTTGATGAGATTGTTCGAATAATAGAACCATCGTTATATTCAATGTCAGTTACATTACCATCCTCTGGCCTAGTTTCATACCACATTGAAGAGATTATATGAGTGTTAAAAAGATGTAAGGATTTTACACCCTTAGCCCACTCTTCTGCTTTTAGACGAAGTCTTTGTCTGTTTACTTCATATTCATACTGACCCATTCTTACCCCCAGCCTTTGCTATTAGTTCTCTTAGTTTCTGATCCCAAAGTTTTTTGAACTCTGGATTCTTAGCATTCTTCTTCGCATTTCGAAGCGCGATAGCCCTACGTGTAACACTATCCATTAGTTCCACTCATCCTTCATGGATTGATAAGTTTCGTAGTAAGAAGTACCTTGGATATAGTTCTGAGTCTCTTTCTCAGTGTAGTACATGTTTTCTTCCTTAAAGCATTCCAAAGAAGATGGAGCTTGATGAGCTGCTTTTTTTACAGTCTTCGTAAGCTTGTTATAACTACGAACAGGTTTGCTATAGATTTTCTTAACTGTTTTCTGAAAAGCCATTTCTTCTTTTTCTTTCTTCAGAAAGTCCATTATTTCGTCAAATGAATCTGCCATTACGCTGCCTCCTTCATATTCATATTACTAGGATTAACTGGAATAAGTCTTTCACAGAGGAACTGCTGATAGTCCTCTGAATATTCCGAAATTTGGTCTTGCCATTCAGACAAGGTTTGAACACCAATTGGAAACTCTTTTTGAGCAATGGTGTTGATGCTGAAAGCAGCCATCACGAATGCCATAGCATCTTGAGGTCGATCCAAACCAGTAACAAGATAGTCGCTACCGTTTTTGAATTTCCAATAAGAATTCCCAGATGAGAATTTACCATCCTCACAGTGAGCCCCATAATTTTCGAGATATTGTGTACTAACTACGAATTCCATAACTTACTCCTTTTTTTAAATTACCTGTATATTATACCAAATTTTTGGCCCCTTGTAAACCCCCCTAGGTGAAAAAAACTCAACTTTTTTCATCCAAGCACTCAACGGTAACCCTGTATTGGGTACCATATTTGTCCTCAACCGAGATGGTTTTCTTTGTAGATTTAAAGTAACCCTCAGGGGTTAAATCCATTTTAGGGTAGGACACATTAGATAACATTGGATCGTGTGTCTTCAAAGATTTCGAAATTGAATCAGCAATATAATCACAATAAACTAAACCTTTCATGACCAAACTCCTATATAAGCCATTACAGTAATGATTGTGGCACAGATGAAGATCCAAACAATGACCTTAGCAATAGCTGTAACCAAATCTCCTAAAAATCCAAAAAAGTGTTTCATTATAAAGATACCTCCACGAATTTTCTTCCACGTTGTTCGAAAGTCTTTGGCTTAGAGAACACAAAGGGAGTGTCAGTACCTTCCTTGATGTACCCCACCATTTTCTGATTCTCTATCATATAGGTATGACACGGAACACGATAATCTGTTTTCCAATCAGAGGTTATTTCTTTTAGAAACTTCATTATGCTGCCACCTCAATTTCGTCGAATCCAAATCCAGCGACGATATAGTGCTTATTCGTTTCATTATCAACAATGATGTCACCAACTGAAGTTGAATGACCACGTTCGTAGATATGGACCTTTTCCAAATCATTCCACATATTGGTTAGATGGAAAACGTGATCTAAGCTTTCGGCTTGGACCAAGAACTTATCGTTATAGAGAGCAATATCGTCCTTATTGAATATATCACCTTCACGGTCTTGAAAGTGCATATAGTCCATCTTTGCCCTCCACTTATCTGAACGAGCGACTGCGCCATCCCAACCAAGTTTGTTAGGCATGTCATCTTCTTCTTTGTTAAAAGTGATTTGTTTAACGGTGTATGTTTTCATAATGTAGTTCCTTATCAAGATGTGTCTATTATACCAAATCTCGGGGGCCTTGTAAACCCCCTTTTCGTGACTTTTTCGTGACGTTTAGTTGGTGAATGGAAGGTGGAATGGGAAGCATTTTGAGAAGACCTGAAGCTCTTTTCGATAGGCCTCTTTTTCCTATGGTTGGTTCTTGTATTTGTATCCCTCTGCAGATCGACCTTTCCAAGCCCATTGACCTTGAGAGGCGTCCAATTCTTTTCGGAGGAATTGCTTCGCATGGATCATTTCATGTGCTAGGGTCTGCATCATTTCCATGAAGGTGAATTCACCCTTAGAAATATCGATCTCGATGATTCCATAATCGTAAGAGCATAGGCCTGAAGCTTCGGTAAGTTTTTTGCTGAAGGTAATAACAATAGGTTTTTTGAACCTAGAAATTTTTAGGTGTTTGGCTATGTTCTGTACGTATTCGTGTACGGTAGCTTTGTTTTTAATCTGACCTTTGATAAGTACTGGTACCATTTTTTGGGTCCTTTTTATTAAATACATGAGTATTCTATCATATTTAGGGGCCCTTGTAAACCCCCTAAATCAACTTTTTTTCAACTTTTTTCTCTAATAAAATCAATAACTTATGTGTATATTGCTCTAAGTATATGATTTATATAGAGATTTATTTTTCCTAATAAAATCAATAACTTAAGAAATTACCCCTATCTTTTACTGCAATTCCTCTTGGCTCTATCATATACCTTCAGATTGTTATGGACTACAATTGAGGTTATTATTGTTGTAGGCATAAGAACCTCATCTGTAATTAAGCCTCTTCGGTCTATCTCAGGTAATAGATTACCGAATATGAAGGTTTTTAAAAGTATCATTTCGCGAACTTCAGGTACCCTTGGTAATAAAGGATTCATTTCATATACACAATCGTAAGCGAGGGCTCTTTTGGTAGACCAGATATCTCCAGCTTGAGCCAGAAAAAATAATGTCCAGGTAGCTAAGCTGGCAGGATCCTCCTCTGTTATTTTTATATCATTTAATATATTAGATTCAATAATGTATATTTCAGGGGATCTGTGTCTTTTTATATATTCTTCGTTATATGGTGCATAATACCCAGCATCAAATAATACCTTTCTTTGAGGAGATATATCTGCTTGTACTGAAGTACTTATAAGAAGTATTCCAAGTATTAATTTATTTAGTTGTAGCAATAAAGACTCCATCCCAATCCTTCGGTAAATCTTGCGTTTTCATATATTCGCAACGCTCTATCCACATATCATAATAGTTATCCATTTTACCATCAAACTCACCTTTTAAATCATTACAGAATTTTATAGCCATATCAAATTGTTGTGATCTATATAACTCATGCATCTTATTATGTGTATCTTGTCTTGAGGGCCAATCTGTATTATGCCATGCCCAAAACCATGTATCTAAAACTGTATAAATCCCTATACCAACACTCTTACCTTTTACTGCAAGATCATCAATCTTAAGGAAAAAGAAATCCTCCTCACATTGTTTTACAGTAGATTCACCAACTAATAATAAGCAACCATACTCTTTGCATTTAGATTCTATTCTTGCTGCTGTGCTAACTGCATCTCCTAAAACATCATATGAATGCCTGCTTGTACTTCCCATTTCTCCAAGGTAACCCAAGCCACTATTAATTCCAGCACCCATACCAATCGGAGGTCTACCTTCGGCTGTGATTTTTTCATTAAACCTCTCCACTGCCTTTAACATATTGAGTCCAGTTTGGACTGCGCTCTTTGGATGATTTGGGTCATCATTTGGAGCATTATGGACATGCATACTAGCATCACCAATATACTTTATAATCATACCATCTGCATTCAATACTGGTTGTGTAATAGCATCCATATATTCGTTCATGAGTTTAGTTAATCCCTTTACATCATCACCAAAGGATTCTCCCAATGGGGTAAATCCTCTTAGGTCAGAGAAGCATATAGAAATTTCCCTTTTCATACCGTCTTTAATTAATGATGGATTTTCTTGTAACATACGAACGACTGTTGGAGAGCAATATCCTGCAAACTGTTTTTGTATTTCTTGTCTAAGTTTAAATTGAACCCAGAAGTTATTAAATGAAGCAGATGCGAATGATATTATAAATATTAGTATGACTATAGTTGGGGAAAGAAGTATTCCAAAGTTAGTCCAAGAATACCAGAATCCTCCTAAAACACCAGAAGATAAAGATATAAAGGTAATTAATGATGCCCAAAGTGGAAGATAATATACACCCAATACAATCAAAAGAGATCCAATTAGAGTTAGACCTATTTCCAATAGAGATCCATATATCGGACGAGAAATTGATTGATCCGATAATATTGTCTGCAGAGACATTGCCTGAAGATGATGAGCTGGAAGAAGACCAACCGGTGTTGCTATCTGAGAAGCTACCCCACTTGCAGTTAGACCTACAATTATAGTTTTACCTTGTAGGTTAGGAAGAGTATCAACCCCATACTCATATCTTTCAAATTCATAATTGGTATTTAACCATATAGATCCATTTGCATCTGTAGGTATTTGAAATGGTCTCAATATAATTTCTTCGATTCCTAAATCATTTACCTTAATCGTATATGATGGTTTCTCGTTTAATATTCTGATTGTCTCTAAAGAAAATGATGGATATAATTCATTATTAATCTGAGATAGAAGAGGAATCCTTCTTGTAACACCATCAACTTCTGGCATACCATTTATTAATCCCACACCCCAAGCCTGTTCTTCGATTATAGGAATATTTGTTACGAGTCCATTATATCGTATTGCCCAATCAAGAGGATCACCAGTACCAAACACAGCGGTACCTACATAAGGAGCCTTTTCACTTCTTCC